GAAGGCGGAGTGTAGGCCATAGAATTTACACCTGTCCTGACGACGAAATCGGTATGCTGCCGAACTGCGTCTGCACCACCGCGTAGAATGAAAAACTACGGGCGTTCCCGTCGTAGCTTACCTGCACGTTGCTCAGACTCGTAACGAACGGAGTGCCAAGAATCCGCTGCTGGATCAGAAGGCTGATCTGCTGTTGCCGAGAATTCGCGCCGGAGACGCCGAGTATCTGCTGCCAAAGCGGAAGGCCGTCCGACTTGTCCGCCCACCACTCGCCCTCGAACAACCGAAGCCGGGTCAGGATGGCCTGACCAACGGCGTCCAAGTCCGTGAGATAGCTGGTCCAGATGGGGTCGTTGTTTGGGCCTAGTTGCCGATAGGTAATCTGGCTCATACTACCGGCCCCGAATTCGCTCCGCCCGCCTGCACGCCCGTGTGCTGGTGAGTGAGGAAATTCTTTCCTTCAATGGTCGTGTGCCCGCTACCGTTAATGTTGACGAGCGTGGAGCTGCTCACGTCAACCTCCGTAGCGCCCATCACTTTAACCACGGGCGCAGTAATATCTATCTCCCCCGGCTTGACGGAAACTGTAACCGCGCCATCCAGCGAGCGCAACTCCGCCGCTGTCGCAGAGTAGTTCGGCACCGCGTTCGGCTTTGAACAAGGCCCCAATATGGCAAAGCCGTCCGAGAGGTCGTGCCGTCGGCGGTCCTCCTGCAAGTTTAGCACGCCGCCCTTCGCCCACCAGGAACTCATATCCATGTCGGCGAACACGACCAGGCACTCGTCGCCCGCCTGCACGGGCATGGTAAGCACAAAGCCGCCCGCCCGGAACGGCATGATCGGCACGTCGTCAATAACACCGATGTCCGTATCCGTTGGAATGGGAACCCCTTCCGCGTACTTGTTTAATCGCTCCATCACCGTAGGCCGAACCGAGACCGTCTGCTTCACCGAGTCGAACGACTGCACAATGCAGGGTAGCGCAACGCGCAATTCGCAAAGCAGCTGCCAGACGCGCTCCCGCAGCGGCCCGTCGGGGAGCCCGAGCCGATCCGGTATTGTGAGAAAGCTCGGCGAGCTCATCGGTACAAATTCGCGTTCAATGCGCCCCACGCCATTGCGTCCTCGATCCTCGTATAGCCCGTAACGTCCGTGTACCACGGACCTCCCCGCGAATCGCCCACGTGCCGCACTGCGCCGACGACGTATTGACCGTCCTGGTCCAGCGGGAGTATCAGCTCCCCGAGCTGCTTCTTCGCCTCGCGGATGGCGCTCTGCCGGATCGCGGCGACCATTAGCGGTATACGCGCCTGCAAACGCGGGTCTAGCAGGACCCGGAAGTTCACCCCGTTCTGCGTCTGCTCCGGCGTACCGACGAGCCCCGTCGTCGGCGTGTAGATAACCGCAGGATCGTTCGAGACCGCAGGATCGTCCAGTCGGCCCATTGATAGCCCGCGATGAGAGAGAAACCATACCATCTGATTATCCTCTGCGATCCAGTTAAGGTATTTGTCCGGCGACCCGAACATTTTCTTGCCTCGCGAGAGCTTTTTCGGATTTAAATCCGTAGCCACGAAATCCTCGTGTAGTCCGAGATTGCGGATAATCTGCCGTACGATCTCTGTCTGGTTGGCCCCTAGCGCAGCATTAGGGGCGGCATCCTCGCTGCCGCTTAGTACCGATGCTAAACTGAAGATACAATTCAAGGAGAGCTTAAAGTCCACCACGTTCTCCCGCGACCAAAGGGGCTGGAATATCGGTCCCTGCCATACAATGTCGAAGTTCCCGTTCGCGTATCCTGCCTTCAGCGTGACCGTCAAGCCCTGCCGAATCTGCGAGGCGTCCGCCAGCAGGCGATCCACGAACGTAACGTCAAGATTATAGATGTCGATCGTCGCCCACCAATACGCAGAGAAACAAGGAGTGAATATGTCGAACGCAATCCGCAGCGCCTCCGGCTCGTCCCCGCTGTCGGAAATGGTGAAAATCTCCACGCTCGCGCCGTCCGGGGACGGATCCGACAGCGTCAGCTCATATTTCCGCCCGAATACGGCAGCGCCGGGCACGATCGCCAAACTACTCAAGCGGAGTGTCCCCCCATATCAAGATGAAGTCCGAGCCCAAGTCGCTCGCGCCCGGGTAGTTTCGCGCCAGTGTTCCGCTCACATTAATTACAAAGGCGGAGCCAATCCCGAGATACGCGAATTTTCCCAGTATGTTGCACGCGGGGTCGTTTCCCGTGACCAGCGGCAGCGAATTTATCAGCAATACCCCAGTGCGGCTGAATATCGCCATGATCCAATAGTCCGCGATCTCGTTGTACCGGAACGTAAACCCGAGCGGCAACGGCTTACCGTCCACGTTCAAGACGCAGGCCAGCGATTGGTTCGGGCTGCTGTCGAGCGGTAAGATCTGTTGGGCCATTATTTCGTTTAGTGCCCCGTGGGCACCTGATGCGTGCCGAACGCGCCGGGCGCGAACGGGTCGCTGTGCCATTTCGGATTCGGGTTGGCAACGTTCGTCGACACGCCCGGAAACGTCGTCGGCGTGGCAACGGGCTCTGCGTGAGTGGCAGAAACCGCCGCGCTTACCGTTTGCGTCTGTACCGTGCCCTTGTTCGTGGTGGAGGTAACGCTGGGCCGAACGCTAACTGTGTTTGTAGCGACGGTAGCAAGATTAATCTGCTTAAACACAACCGTAACCCGCAACCCGGCGTAGGTCGCATTCGTGTCGGGAGAGCGAATTTCCTCAATTTGCACGTTCTCGTACGTCGCCAGACGGGTGGTAAGCACGAGCGGGGTGCGCAGCTTTTTAATGGCGACCAGGGTCTGGTAGGCGGAAACCGACTTCGACTGGTTGGTCGCGTACTGCCCGTGCACAAAGCTGTCCAGCGCATCGGACATCAGTATCTCCAAAACAATCCGGGGCGGAAGCTCGTAAATGTGGTCGGTCACGCTAGCGCCCGACTGGACGGGATGGTCGGTAAAGCGGCTGGCGAGGTAGTGGTCCGTCGCCACCACGGCGTCGAAAAAGTAGGTTGTCGTCGTTGGAGTTGTAGTTCCCGCGACCGCGCCCGGCGTGGCTCCGGCGAATAGTATGTCGCTGCTAACTGCCTCGTCCGAGAACGCGGAAGGAGCTGTTTGTGCTTGCGACGTCTGCGTCGTCACCTTCAGCGAAACCTGTTGCGGGGCGCTCGCCCACTGCTGCGGGCGGTAGGGCACCGTCGTGGGCGGTGCCACGTCCTCCGGTGGCACGTCCTGCATTCGAAGCAGCTGCCAGTTTGCCAGCGAAAGCAACGTGCTGATTGTGGCTTGCGTGCTCACGAGTGCGCCAGAGCCCCCTTCGACTGCTGAATCCCTATCTGCGACATACGCTTAATTGATCTTGTAACGTGGTCCGCGATCTGCGCCGGGTCTGCCTGCGATTGCACGTTAATCGTAATGCTAAAACTTTGCTCGCGCTGCATCACGTCCGTCGCGTAGTCCTGAACCGACTGCGGCACGGGCTGCCCGCTGTCGACCCGGCCCGGCCCCCAGTTATACGCCTCCAGCGCCTTGCGCTCGTCGCCGCCGTAGCGCTTCAGCAATTGGCTTAAATAGTTCGTTCCGCCGCGTATGTTCGACTTGGGGTCGTATTGGTCGACGCCGAGCGCCTTCGCCGTGTCGGGCATAAGCTGGAACAGCCCATAGTCGCCCTTCGTGCCCGTCGCCGTAGGGTTAAAGCCGCTCTCGCGAGAGGCGACTGCCAGCGCCAGCGCGGGGGAGATTCCCGCCTGCGCAGCGCCGACGGCAATCGCGGCCTGTATCCCGGACTTCGAGGATAGATCGTTGGCCGCGCCCTCGAACAGAGGCTTCCCCGTGGCCACGTCACCAAGCAGGAAACCTCCCACGCCGCCGATTACCGCGCCCGGCAACGCCCCCACACCCGCGAGTGGAGCACCCGCCGCCGTGCCCGCGATCGCTCCGACGCCCGCACCGAGCAGCCGCAGGGCCCAGGGGTGCGTGTCGATAAAGTGCGCGACGCTGGCGAACCAGTCCATGACGCCCCGGATCGCGCCGGAAACCTTGTCGAGAGCGCGGCCTATGTTCTCGATATTCACAGCGCCCGCCTTTAGCGTCGCGTCGTCCGAAACCGTGCCGATGAAGCGGATGACGCCGGAGGCAACGTCCTTCAGAATCTCAACCATATCCAGCCAAATCTGCTTCGTGTCCCGGAGCACGGGCACGAGGTACGTGGAGAACTTCTCGGCGAGCTGCGGAATGTTGTTGATCAGCCACTCGTTCCAGCCGCGCAGGCGGTTCAGCAGCCCGTTCTCGTCGCCCGTCAGCGCCCGACTCAGCGCGGTGGCCAGGTACATCGCGAACTTGCCCGCTTCGACCTTTAAGCGGGTAAACTCGAAACCGATATCACGAATACGCCGCATTTGCTGCTCGAAGTTCGCGCCCCCGAAGCCCGACTCCAGGCGCTTCTGGTCCTCGATCAGCTGCCGGTACCGCTCCTGCAACTCCGGCGGACCCCAAAGTATATCCTTAAGGTCGTAACCTAGCGCTTTCTGCGCCGTGCTCATCTGCCGCGCGGCTTCCGTCGTCATGTACATGTGCCGGGCGAAAAGCTGCATACCCAGGTCGCTCTGCGCGACAGAGTCCATCAGCGCCAGTGTGCCCGTGGAGATTCCCGTCAGCGCCCCGACCACCGCCGCACCCGCTTCGATGAACCGCGTAGTCATGCCGCCCGTGAACCCCAGCACACTCGCCGTCGCCTGCCGCAGGGCGTCGTTGAAGCGGTTCAGCTGTGGCTGATCCACCGTGTAGCCGAGCGATACGAGATATGATCGCAATATATCAGGGTTCATTTTTTATCCCTTAAATCCAGTATCGCGTGCATGTCCAGCAAGTCGTCACCCGTATACGTGCCGTCCCAAAGCTCCCTCTGCCGCCAGAAGCCCTGCATCACCGGACGCCAAGCGAATGGGTCTACGCCGTCTTCGTCTGCGGGATCGACTGCGTTTTTTCGGACCCCGCGACGAAAAAAGGAGATATATTGAACTGAAGCGCCTGCCGGATCAGCTCGTCCACCGCCTGCGCGTCTTTCTCCAAGTCCTTAGCCGTCCATCGCCCATCGGACAGGACTACGGGCGACCAAGTAGACAAGTCCGCATCATAATACTTACTACAACGAAGACAATAGTTTTGAATCTTAGTGTACGTATCCTCCGAAAGAACGCTGCTCGCTCCGATCCAAAGCATCGAAACCGTGCCGTCCGCCCGCTCCTGCACGGGGATCGCCGCGAGCTCCTCCGCCGAGGGCGCGGAGCTTCCGTTACTCGACTTAGCCTGCTGCTGTTGCAGGATCATGGCCGAGTAAATCAGCCAACCATGCACGCGGCTGGCGACCATCGCGCCCATTTTCTCCAGCTGGTACCGCCTGCTGCCAATGGTTATTTCCTTTACTTGCTCGTCTCGCATGGCATTCCTCTCTTGTCGACGCGGATTTCTGGCGGGTGATCGAACAATCTAGTGTCGCTCCAAATTTGACTTCCCAGGTGGAAGGCTGCGATGTAGCGCCATTCCCCGTGGTCTGAAAAAAGCGAAATCGTGCAGCGGTCGCCGTCGCCCGGGTACGGCGGATCGTAGACGGGCCGTCGCCATCGTTGCCGCCGCTCCTTAGCCATGCTGAATGTCGGCGGCCATGAGGTTCCATGTCACGTTGCCGCCCTGCGCGGCGTACGGCTTATCGGGAATCTTGGCCGGGCTTACCCCGGTGAGAATATGGTACGCGCCATCCGTCAGCGAGCGGAAGGACAGCGTCGCCGTCGCCCACTGGGAAACGTTGTGCTGGTCGGCGAGCGTGGCAATCTGGTTAAACCAATCCAACAGAAAACTGTGGATATCACTGGTCTGCTGAGCCTCTACAGTGCAGGAGCCGCTCCTTCCTGCGATGTAGCTGACGAGAACGTTGC